GACTTGCGGCCGATGCCGTGGGCAATGATGTCCCCCTCGCCGATGCCGATTTGCGTGAACGACTGCGCCACGCGCTTGAAGTCAGCGCCCTCCTCCACGAGGTTGACGGCGTCGTCCAGGGCCTCGAGGCGGTTCTTGTAGGGTGAGGGCTTCGCGGGCGCAGGAGGAGCAGCCGGTGCGAGCGGCGCCGACATCGGCGTGCCCATCATGTCTGTGGCGGCCTGCCCGTAGTCGATGGGGTCGGGTGCAGGCGCAGGGCGCAGCTTGGGGTAGGTCGGCTGCGGCTGCCCGGCCATCGGCGGGTTGATTGAATCGCCACGGCCACCGCCGGCGTCGCGGCGAGGCTCGTCCGCAACGGCGGACGACTCCCACCACTTCTCTTCTTCGTCAGCCAGCCGAGAAGAATCCCACCAATTGCGTGCCATGCCGCGAAGCCCTTACTTGATGCGAATGGAGCCGTCTGGCGCCTTGAACCGAGTGCCCTTTGGCAGCTTGTCGAATTCTGCCTGCGTCTTGGGCTCTGGCATGCTGGCGCTCGCCGGCGCCGGAGCGGGCGATGCACCGCCACCAGACTGCCTGCGGTTGCGCAACTCAGTCATCACCTCGTCGAACTGAGTCTCCAGACTCTTCTTGCGGTCGCCGGCAGCCTCGTTGATCGCCTTGCGCAGCGTCTCGGCCTGCGCGGTCAGGCGTTCGTATGGCAATTCCTTGATGGACACCGGCGCCGCAGGCTTGCCTTGCGCGGCCTTGCGGTTGCGCGCCTCAATGGACTCACCGATCTCGGTCGACTCGGCCTCGCCGGTGAACTCGTTGAGCTTGGTGTTGCCCTGCACCTTGTAGGCGCCGCGGCCCTCGCCTGCAGCCATGCCCTGCCCGATGACGCCTGCAGCCGCCGGGTTGGCGATCGCTGCGTCGCTTGCACGCATCTGCTGCGCCGTGCGCTCGCCCCGCTTCACGTCGTCGTAGTCCTTGTTGTAGACCGAGATCTTGCGGATCTCGGCCAGCTTGGCGACCTTGGCCTGGTACTCGGCCTCGAAGCCAGGCGGGTAGTCGGTGACCGTCGACGACGTCATCTCCGGGTTGTACGGATTCCCGGTGTCGGTGGTCGAGATCCTTTGCTGCTCCCGCTTGAACCCAGACTTGTCGCCCGTCTTCACCGAGCCCCAGTAGGCGTCGTACTCCGGCCGCGTCATGCCGGCCATGGCCGACTGCTCATCGTCCGTCAGCTCACGCGGGCCAGACGAGCCACTGCGGGCAGCACTCGGCTGGTCGGCCGGGCGGCGGTAAAGCGCGTCGCGCTCGGCCTGGCGCTTGGCATCCTCCTCGCGCTCCCGGCGGCGCTCTTCCTGCCGGTCTTCTCGCTCGGCGTCCCGCGCCATGTAGTTGCCGACCGTCGTCGCGGCGTTGCCGATCGACTGGCCCAGCGCGCTCCAGATCAGTCCGCTCATGCCGGCATCTCCTCTACAACAACCTCGCCACCCTCTTCAGCCATGCGGTTGAACTCTTCCGGGTCCACCTGATCCATGGCCTGCTGCAGTTGCGTGGTGTCCATGCCCTGCTCGCCCAGGTAGCGCAGGATCATCTGCTTGAGCGCAAGGGCGATGTCGGATCCCTTGTACTTCAGGCCCGCCGCCTCGCCGATGTCAGCCACCTCCTCGAGGATCTTGGTGGCCAGCAGCGCGAACAGCTCGTCGGGCACCGCGCCCTCGGTGCGCTCGTCCACGATGGACGTGATCTCGTAGGCGGTGTTGGCCAGGCCTTCGACGGGGCTCCGCGACGTGCGCAGCGACTCGGCCACGCCCTCGGCAGCGCCGTTCTCATACAGCGCCTGCATCGCGAACTTCAGCGCCCCAGCGTAGTTGGGGTCGGTGTCAGGATCCGGGCTCTCGCCCTGCCCCATCTCTTCACCCTGCATCTGCTGGGGTGCCGGCGCCATCGCTGGCTCGGGCGCGCCCTGTGGCGGCATGGCCCCCTGGGCAGAAGCCACCTGGTCGTTGATCAATCCTGGCATGGTGGTTCCTCTCAGGCGTAGCGGAAGTCGGCGATGTTGGTGTTGTAGGCGGCCTTCTGGTCAGCCGCCATCTGCTCCTGGCGCTTCTGCTCTTGACGCATGCCGACGCCCTGGATCAGGCCGCCAGTGAGCTGGCCGCCGACGGTGATGGCTGCGGCCTGGCCTTGCGGGGAGAGGCTGCCCAGCATCCCGCTGATGAGGCCGGGCTTGGCTGCGCTGACAGCAGGCGTCATTCCGGCAGGTGCAGCCATCGACATGGGAGCTCCACCAGTAGCCTGCGTGATCGCAGCTTGCGCGGGCGACACGATTGACTGTGGCGCCATGGACATGCCAGGCGCAGCCGACGCAAGCTGCGTAGCGGTTGAAGCGCCTTGCAGCGCTGTCGTCGTGCCCTGGAACCCGGCAGACAACTGCGACCCAGCTTGCGCGAAGTTGCCTCCAAGCGCACTGCCGGCCGCACCTGTCAGACTGGTCCAGGCATTGGCCACCCCCTGCGCCGCGCCAGATAGCGCGCCGGACAGGCCTCCGCCTGCGGCAGCGCCGCTGAAGCCACCCATCAGCGCCGCGCCACCGAAGTAGACCAGCGCAGCCCCGATCAGGATCTTGCCGAACTTCGACTTGGCCACCTTCTTGACGGTGTTGACCACGCCCTTGACGACCTTGCCGACGGCTCTGCCGATGCCGCGAACTACTTTTGACATTGCGTTACCTTTACAATATAGGCATTGTTTATTCTAGGGGGGTGACATGGCAGCCACGCGCATGACAGCAGAGCAAAGGTTCTTCAGCTACGTCGACCAGTCGAGCGACTGCTGGAACTGGACTGGAGCAACCTTTGGCCAAGGAAGGTACGGCGCATTTTGGTTCCAGGGAAAGACAATCGGCGCACACATTTATTCCTTTGAACATCACATTGCCCATATTCCGACAGGGATGTATGTGTGTCACAGGTGCGACAACCCGCGATGCGTCAACCCTCAGCATCTTTTTCTTGGCTTCCCGAAAGAGAACACGCAAGACATGATGCAGAAGCGGCGCGGCAGATGGCCGAGCGGTGACAGCCATCACTTGAGCAAACTTACAAATGAGCAAGTGAAGCAAATCATTCAACTGAGAGGCGAAAAGACTCAGAGGGAAATTGCCGCCATGTTTGGCGTCGACCCAAGCCACGTCAGTCGCCTGATGAGCGGGCACAAACGCGGTCGCGTTCATGCTGCGCTCCTGACGTAGCTCATGTTGATCGACTTGCGCACGAACCCGATGCGGCGCAGGAAACGAAGCAGCCGCACATCAGTGCTGGGCTCGAGCTCCAGCACCGCGACCTTGACTCCCGAGCGGGACTTCACCCACCGAGCGAACTCTCGCAGCAGCGCCGCGCCCAGGCCCGGCAGGCGCGTGTAGTACAGCAGCACCGAGCACTGCAGCCCGCGATACCAGAACGAGCGCTGCGTCATCGCCGCCACCGCGGCCACCACGTTGCCGCTGTCGTCCTCGCCCACCCACATGAAGTGCGCCGGGTTCAGGCACTGCATGGCCATCTCGCGCATCGCCTCGCGGTCCACGGTCACCGGCAGCGGGTCGCGCATGACCGACTCCACCGCGATGTCCACGACCGCGGCGATGTCCTTGTAGGTGGCCTTGCGGACCTGCATGATCATCCTGCGCCGCCGCCGTCGGTGGAGATGTTGATGTTGTTCGGGTCAAAGCCGTACATCGGGTCCCAAGGCTCACGTCCCCAGGCGTCGCGGCGCTCCATTGCGTCACGGACGACGCCACCGCCCCCGCCTGGCGATGGTGCGGGCGAAGGAGAAGGCGATGGTGAGGGGGACGGCGACGGTGACGGCGCAGAAGCACCAGTGACCCTGTCGTAGTCGGCCCTGGTGAAGTTGGTGCCCACGGCCTGGTTCCACATCGACACCGTCTGGTCAGGCGTCAGGCCCATGCGTTGCGCGTAGGCAATACCCGCCGCAGTCCCTGCGTCTGCGTTGCTTGCGCCAGACTGGATGGCAGCCTTCAGCCCGGCGACGTTGGCACCCGGCGTGATCGTGGACCCAGTCCCCGTGCGGGCGAAGCCAGTCATGGACGTGTTGTAGAACGTCGACCCCCACTGCAACGTGCTGTTGGCGTTGGCGATCACGTTGTCGATCGCTGCGTTCTTGGCCTCGGGCGTCAGGTTCCCATCGGCCATGATGGCGTTGATCGTCGAGCTGGTGCTGGACGTGACGTTGGCTGCGAAGGTGCCGGGAACCTGAGCCGTCGACAGGTTGTTGGCCAGCCTGGTCATCGCCTCCTGGTGCGTGCGATCGAGGTTGGCCTGCGTGGTCTGGAATGTCTGGCGCGCAGTTTCAAGGGTCTGTTGCTGCGTGCGGTCGGCGGCGTTCTCGGTTCGCTGGAACTCTTGACGAGCCTGCTCCAGCGCCTTGTTGGCGGTGATGTTCTTGTCGGTCAGCATGATCTGCTGAGCGCGGTCTTTCTCATTCTGAGTGGCCTGGAAGGTCTGCGCCGCCGAGGCTAGGTTCGCCTGCTGATCGCGGTCGAGCTGACGTTGGCCAGACTCAAACTGCCGGGCGATGATTCCCTCGCCACGCTGAAATTCTTGACGTGACTGCTCAAGTGCCTGCTGCGCCGAGATGTTCTTGTCGGTCAGCATAATTTGCTGGGCCCGATCTTTCTCGTTCTGCGTAGCTTGGAAAGTCTGCGCAGCGCTTGCCAGAGACGACTGCTGATCTCGGTCAAGCTGACGTTGGCCAGCTTCAAAGGTCCGGCCGGCAGCGTTCTCCCCACGCTGGAACTCTTGGCGCGATTGCTCAAGCGCTTGCTGAGCGGTGATGTTCTTGTCGGTCAGCATGATCTGCTGAGCGCGGTCTTTCTCGTTCTGGGTAGCTTGGAAGGTCTGGGCTGCCGAGGCTAGGTTCGCCTGCTGCGTGCGGTCAAGCACGTTCTCGCCCCGCTGGAACTCCTGCCGTGCAGTCTCCAGCGCCTTGTTGGCTGAAATGGTCCTGTCTGTCAGCATGAGCTGCTGAGCACGATCCATTTCCGCTTGAGAGGCTTGGAATGTTTGGCGTGCAGTCTCCAAGGCCTGTTGCTGAGTGCGGTCGAGCGAGCTCTCGCCGCGCTGGAACTCCTGCCTTGCCTGCTCCAGCGCCTTGTTGGCGTCGATTGTCTTGTCCGCGAGCATCAACTGCTGAGCTCGATCCTTCTCGTTTTGCGTAGCCTGGAAAGTCTGCGCCGCTTGAGCAAGGGACGCCTGCTGCGTGCGGTCAAGCACGTTCTCGCCCCGCTGGAACTCCTGCCTTGCCTGCTCCAGCGCTTGGTTCGCGGTGATCTGCTTATCCGCCAACATGAGTTGCTGGGCGCGGTCCTTCTCGTTTTGCGAGGCCTGGAAGGCCTGCGCCGCTTGAGCAAGGGACGCCTGCTGCGTACGGTCCAGCGCAGACTCACCGCTCTGGAACTCCTGCCGCGCCTTCTCCAGAGCTTGCTGAGCGGTGATCTGCTTATCCGCCAACATGAGTTGCTGGGCGCGGTCCTTTTCGTTTTGCGAGGCCTGGAAGGCCTGCGCCTTGGACGCTAAGTCGGCTTGCTGGGTGCGATCAAGCTCTCGCTGACCCTGCTCAAACGTCCTGTTAGCGACGTTCTCGCCTCTGGTGAAGTCCTGCTGTTGCGTCTGCAGCTCTTTCTGCTGCGTACGGTCCAGCTCAGACTCACCGCTCTGGAACTCCTGCCGCGCCTTCTCCAGAGCTTGCTGAGCGGTGATGTTCTTGTCCGCCAGCATGAGCTGCTGGGCGCGCTCAAGGGTAGCCTGGTCGGCCTGGAATACCTGTTGGGCCTTGGCCAAGTCCGTGGCCTGCTTGCGGTCCAGACCTGCCTGCTCGCCCTGGAACTCTTGGCGCGATTGCTCCAGCGCTTGCTGCGCCGTGATGTTCTTGTCGGCCAGCATGATGTCTGCGGCGCGATTCTTCTCAGACTCGGTGGCCTGGAAGGACTGGGCCGCCGTCTGGAGCTGGAACTGCTGCTGGCGGTCCAGGTTGTTCTGAGTGGCCTGGAACGACTGCTGCTTTTCCTGCAGCGTCGACTGATGAATTCGGTCGAGGTCCGACTGTGCAGCCGTGAATTTCTGCTGCGCAACCTGCAAGGCCTGTTGCGCCTCAACGGACTTGTCGGCCAGGGCTCTTTCCAGAGCCCGATTCAGATCGGCTTGCGCAGCGTTGAAGTTCTGCGTGGCCAGAGTCTGCTCGGCCGTGAAGGCCTGGCCCGCCGTGCGCTCACTGGTGGCAAACTTGCGCCCGGCCTCGTTCTCGCTGGCCGTGAATGACTGGTCAGCACGCTGCAGGCTGAACTTGTTCTGCTCGCCCGCATTGAACTGGCCGGCTTGGTTGACGGTGGTCTGATTGGCCAGCGCCTGGTTGGCAAACGTCTGCGCGTCCGCCTGCGCGATCGGCGTGATCTTGTCGATCATCGCGGCCTGCGAGGCGCCGATGGCCATGGAGCTGTTGACCAGGCCCCGCTGGTTCATCTGCTGCAGCGCCATCGTGCGGGCGCGCTGCATCAGCGGGTTGTTCTTCGACAGCAGGGACTCGACCTGCCCGGCCGTCGTCTCCGTGGCACGGTCGACTTGGCGCGTCTGCGGATTGAATGCGGCCGCCTGCTGGATCAGCCCCTGGCTCGGCGCAGGTGCAGGCGCGGGAGCCTGGACGTCGAACGGGTTGTTGGGAACCATCGTGGCCATATCAAGTCCTCAAACGACAAAGGCCCGCATGTGCGGGCCCCCGTTGACCAAACTCGGGACGGAGTTGGCCGACGTGGATTGTAGAGCCATTCAATGGCATTGTGAAGTTATCAGCCGAGGCCGGACTTCTTCATCACGGTCATCGCCAGCAGGCCCAAGCCGGCCCAGACCGCCCGGTCCACCCAGACGCTCACCCGCTTGTTGGCGGGAACGTCTTTCTCAAGCGCAGCCACCCGGGTCTCCACCCGCTCCAACGCACTGAACGCACGCTCGAGCGACGCGGCCGCATTGGCCTGGCGCTCTTCGATCAGCGCCAGCTTGGTGATCGCCGTGGCGAGATCCTTGAGCACACTCTTCATTTCGCTGACGTCCTCGTGGAGGGTCTTGAGCTGGATGCTGAGCACGGTGGGATCTTGAGTCGTGTCTGACATGCGCCGGGGCCTTCCTTACTTCAAGTGCTTGAGCTTGTAGAGCGTGCTGAGGTACAGCGCGATCACCTCGTCGATGATGTTCTGCAGGGTCGAATCTGTCTTGGCCGCGGCCTTGTAGCGGTTGTTCTCGATCCACATCAGGTGCTGCGACATGATGCCCACCGCGCCGCCGGACTTGAAGTCGTTCTCGGCCAGGGGGATGGTGCCGATCAGGCCGTGCCGGCCCTGGTAGGCCTCGGCCAGCTTGTCGGCCAGCTCGATCACACCCGGGTAGAACTCACCGAGCGCCATGTGCTGCGAGAAGCTGGTGGTCGACAGGTGCTCCCGGTGCGCGATGTCGCGACTCAGGAACAGGACGGCGATGAGGTCGGCGATCATGCGTTCAACCTATGGCATTGTGATTGTCAGATAGGCCAGACCAGCGCCGGCAGCTCGGGCTCGACGTCCGCAAAGCTGTTGGGCATCGGGCGCGTGCCGGCCTGCACCTCATCCAGCATGGTGTACAGCTTGTCCCAGGTCTCCGCACGCCGATCCTGACAGTAGCTGCCCTCGGTGTTGAACTTCGGCACCGAGCAGCCCGCGTAGGTGCAGGCACTCTTGATGTCGTCGTAGTTGCGCGTGCGGGCGAAGGTGTCGAGTCTGGTCTGGGTGGCTGCGACGATCTCGTCTTGAATTTCCGCTGACGTCTTAATGGGAGGCGGCGGTGGAGAAAAAGACTGCCCATCCCAAAGGAACCCAATTTCTGCGCCGGTGGCGTCCACCCATCCCTGTTGAGACGCAAACTCAGAATCGGCAACTGCAATGTTGATGACCGTGCCGTTTTCGATGACTGCGAATTTCATGTTGATCACCAGGTGTAGATCCGCGCATAGCCTGCGCCGCCGGTTCCGCCAGAGCCAGGCGTATAGCCCCCCGTTGGGCAGGCGCCACCACCACCGCCACCACTGGCTCGGCCTCCGGTGCCCCCGTTTCCAGAAGTGAACGGCGCTGAACTGGTGGCGCTGTAATAGGCTGCGCCGCCGCCGCCGCCTTGAAATGCGCTTCCGTTGCCGGCGTTGCGCACCGTCGTGCCATAACCAAAATTGCTGCCTTCCAGGCCGCCGCCACCCGAAGTCTGACCTCGGCTACCACCTGGTCCTCCATCAGTCCCGGAAGATCCAGAGCTCGTGCTTGTGCCACCTCCTCCACCACCGGCGCCGCCCATGAATGAGCCCGCGCCATTTGTTCCTGCGGCGCCGCCGGCTCCACCGCCAAAACCGCCAGCACCTGCCGTCCACGGGGAAGAAGTGGCCGCGCTACCACCGCCAAATGCAAGGTCAAGGCGACCGCCGCCGGTGCTTGTCGAGGGGTTCGGCCCAATGGCCCCGCCGCCGCCGCCACCGACACCAACGGCCGTCGCGGTGCCGCCGCTTCCACCTGCACCGCGGAATCCCGTCAGTAGCGTGCCAAACGTGGTGTCACCACCATCAACGCCTGCGCCCCCCGTTGCCCCGCCAGATCCTCCAGTGCCGCCAGCTCCAATGGTGACCGTGACTGTGGAGGCGAGATCCTCCTGCCGGAATAGTCGGTAGGTGTATCCGCCACCACCGCCACCACCGCCGTTTGCCGCCGCAGTGCCAGTGGTGGCTTGCCCGCCGCCACCACCACCGCCGCCCGCGCCCCAGAGCTCGACAAGGACAAAGTTCGCTGCCGATGGCTTTGTCCAAGTCCCAGACGACGTGAACTCTTGGATGTTTGGGCTGCCGACAGCAGGCAGGAATGTTGAGAAGTTGCTCATTCTTTGATCCTGTGTCAGTCGATCAGCGTCCAGCCGCGAGTGGCATCCGCGTACACCAGGGTGCCCCGGGCCTGCGCAGAGTCAAGCGTCATGTCCTCCGCCAGGCTCATAATGTTTAGGCCGTTGCGGGCAATGACTGCCGTGGTCGTCCCGCTGCGATTGATGAACGCGATCTCGTCACCAGCGCTAGGCGAGGCCGGCAGCGTCAGGGTCAACGACGCAGTGAGGACATAGGTGGCGGACCTGACGGCTGCGGTGTTGATTGAGATGATCTGTACGTTTTGCGTGATGACCGGCGTCGTCAGCGTCTTGTTGGTCAGCGTCTGCGTTGCCGTCGGCGTGACTACGTCACCCCAAGCAGGAGGCGCCGCAGACCCCGCAGAGATCAGCGCCTGCCCATTGGTGCCGTAGTTCGCGCCGCTGAATCCAACGGCACCAGTCGAACGCAATCGCAGACGTTCAGCGGCGACTCCGTTGCCGGTAACCTCAAACCACAGGTCTGCATCCTCAGTGCCAGCAGTCACGTCCGTGATCTCGGATCCGACTCGTGCGTACTGCTGGTCGGCCGCGCCGCTGTCCTTGCCGCGCCAGATGATCACGCCGAGCTGGTCTGCGGCGGCCGGGCTTGAGGAGTTGCGGTAGAGCACCAAGTCCGGTGCGGCCGTGGCCGACGTGTCAAGAGACTCCAGCACCACCATGTCTGCAGCGTTCGTGCCGCGGAAGGTGTACACGCCTGTCGCGGTCGCAGACCCGAACGTGACGTTGCCGACATCGTCAAACGTCAGCCGGTCCACGCCGTTGGTGGAAAGCGCCAGGGGCAGCGCGTTGTTGGACGCAAGCCGCACCAGCGCCGCCGTCGTCTGGAATTGGCCTTGCGTCGTGCCAGACGACTGCACGAGCACGCGCGAGTCCGCTCCGGTGTTGACCGTCAGGTTTCCGGTGATCGTGCCTCCAGTCAGCGACAAGACACCAGGAAAAGTCTGCCCACCCGCGAAGGTGATGGCACCCGTCATCGTGCCGCCAGACAACTGAAGGTAACCTGTGGTCGGAAGGTAGGTCGCGATCCACGCAGACCCCGTCCACACCTTCATGATGCTGGACGTCGTGTTCCAGTAGATCGCCCCGGTCAGCAGCGCGTTGCCGTCGTTGTCGAGCGTGGGGTCGCTGGCCTTGGCGCCCAAGTACCGGTCATCGAATGCGTCGTAGCTTGCCGCCGCATCAGTGGCCGATGTTTGCGCATTGCCCGCAAAGGTCTGCGCGCTCGTGGCGCTGTTGGCCGCAGCAGAGGCACTGGACGCTGCGGCTGCGGCCGACGTCGCTGCAGCAGCAGTGCTGCCAAAGAGCGTGCTAACGTAATCGAGATTGACCGCGTCGTTGCTGTTCGTCGGCGTGCCCAGGCCGGTGATTTTGCTCGACCCCATGGCGATCGCGCCGCTCATGGTGCCGCCAGCAAGCGCCAGGCGCGTGTCGCGCTGCGTATCGACGTAGGCCTTGTTGGCCGCCTCGTCGTTGGCGCTCGGCGTCTGCAGCCCCGCGATCGAGCCCACGGTCGCGCTGGCCATGTCCAGCGTGCCGTTGATGGTCACGTTGTTGAAAGTCGATGTGCCGCTGCCGGCCGTGACGTTGCCGGTCACGTTGCCGTTCAGGTTGCCCGTGATGCCGCCGCTTGCAGACAACGTGGTGAACGCGCCTGCGGCCGGCGTGGTGGTGCCGATCGTCGTGTTGTTCAGCGTCAGGCCAGACAACGACAGCGTGCTCGTCTGGGCCGTGCCGCCGGCATTGATCACCACCACTTTGTTGCCGTTGCCGGTCAGCGTTGGCAGCTTCAGGAACCCTTGCTCGATGGAGTCGAGCTCAGCGCGCAGCGCGGCCGAAGAGCCTGGCGCGTTGGGGCCCGGGTACGTGGTGTGGTCGTAGTAGTCGTTGCTTGGCATGGATTACCTCAGACCGCGCCGCGGCGTGTAATGCAGGATGATCGAGTTGACGGTGAACGGCTGGATCAGGTTCGACACTGAGGAGATGCGGATGGCCAGGTTCTCCGCGGTGCCCGCCAGCTCCACCTCGCTCGGGATCAGGTCGTTGCCGTCGAACACGAAGTTGTCCCACTCGAACGTGTCCCAGAAGGCCGCCCGCAGGTCGTTGGCGTGCGTGCTGTCGGCAGGCTGGTCAATCTCCTGCGATCGGTAGCCGTAGTCCACGCCAAACTGGAACAGCGAGTAGGAGTCGCCGGTGAGCTCCACGCTGGCCTTGCGGAACCGCTTGCGCAGCCGGGGCGAGCGCACGCTGTTGTAGACCAGGCTGATGTTGGCGGCGATGTCCTCGCCGTCGAACGAGGCGCCCGTGTCCATCTGGTACACGAACCCGTTGTCGGACCCGAAGAACGCCGTCTCGGTGCCGTCGGCCTTTTCGCCCTCAGTTGCGCACAGCACAGGGTCGGGGTACTGCACCGGCATTGCGCCCATGTACTTGCCGCTGGCCATGGTGAGGTACAGCGCATTGCCGTCGCTGAAAAAGACCCGGTACTGTCCCTTCTCGCGGTTGACGATGCTGGCTGAGGCCAGCGTCCTGTTGGCCTGGATGAATGGCCGCAGGTTCATCGTCAGGGTGGCGGTGGCGAAGTTGCCGAAGTTCAGCGTCGTGCCCAGGGCCATGATCCCGCGCTCGTTGAGCACGTAGGTCTGGTCGAGGTTCTGCGCGGTGTAGGGCATGCTGCCCGTGCCGACGTTGAACGTGGACAACGCGAAGTTGGCCTCGCTCGAGCCGTACAGCACCGAGGTATCGGACTTGGTGTAGACCGCCAGCGCCCCGCTGCTCTGGTCACCCGGCAGCAGGATCAGCTCGGTGATCAGGTCGTTCATTGCGATCTCGCCCGCGCCCAGCACCGGATCCCAGGAGTACGGGTCGCCGATGGAGGAGAACTGCAGCGAGGCACCGAAGGCCAGGAACAGGTGCTGCTTGTGCGCGGCGATCTTGGTCGGCACGTCGGGGTTCATCGACGTGCTCAGAGGCACGTAGGTCGTGCCGTCGAACTCAAAGGCCCGGTTGATGCCGTCGATGCCGTAGATGCGCGTGTTGTTCGTGCCACCGCCGAAGTTGGCGACCACGGACTCCACGCGGCCGTTGGGCGACAGCGTGATCTGTGTGGCCGCGCCACCGGCCACCGCCTTGGTTGCGGCCGCCACCTGCAGGTTCTCGGCGGCCTGGAAGGTGCCGGTAGTGCTGGACAGGATCAGGCGCCCGGCCGCATCGCTGGTGGCCCATGTCCCGGACTGCACCACCACGCGGGCCACGACGCCCGTGGCGCCGCTGGTGGCGCCGGTGACGGTGTTGCTCTCGAGGATCTCGGCGCTGCCGGCGCTGAAGGCCAGTTCCTTGCCCAGGCTCACTGCGGTCCATCCGCTTGAGGTGGACTTGTAGATCGCCAGTGCGGTGCCGCCTGCGTTGTTGCGCCAGGCGTAGACGTCGTTCTTGTACCAGCGCACGCCGCGGATCGGGCCCGAGCCCGGCACGGAGGCGATGCTGGCACGGTAATCGTTGGCCGCCCGCAGCTTGTACGTGGCGTCCGTCAGCCCGTCGGCCACCGTGCCGACGATGGCCGTGATCTGCCCCACATTGACCGCAGACACGGAGATGTACTCGCTGACAGAGAACGTGCCTGTCTCGCGGGTGATGATCAGGTCGGCACCGCTAATCGCGATCACTTTGCCGGTGGCCGCACTGGACAGGCCGGTGATGGTGTTGCCCACCGCCACGGAGCCGGTGAGCGTGCAGGTCAGGACGTTGTAGCGGGCATCCGCCGGGCTGGCTCTGCCGTCGTAGCGGTCATACCCAGCAATGCGGGTATAGCCACCGTTCAGGCTGCACTCAAAGTTGGCTGCACGGCGCGCAAAGCCAGATGGCAGTGACAGCGTCGGCGTGATCTGATCCAGCCCGCCAGCGAGCGTGATCAGGTCGTATTGAACTGGAGGCAGCTTCTCCATGTCCGATGCGTCAGGCCAGAGGGTTGCCCAGATAGACGGCCGGGAGTTGCTCGCGCTCGAGCTGACCCTTAAGTGCCGAGTAACCGGTGCGAGCGCGGCTCAGCACCTCGGGCGCGGACTCAAACAAGCCGTAGTACTCCATCGCCTTGTAGACGATGACTTGGTGCAGGTGCTCGGGCATCTCGGGGGTATCCGTGTCGCCAGACAACTGCGTAGGCTTCTTCTGATACTCGCCGACCACGGTGTAGACGTCGTCGGGCACGCTGCCCAGCATCAGCGCCTTGTCCATCGGCTTCTCGGCAAACACCACCGGGCGCCCCTGCTGCGTCGTCTGCAGACCGAAGCGGTAGGTGTTGCGAAAGACCTGGTACTCCCACTCGATCAGCCACTGCTCGTCGGCCAGGCCCAGCGCGGTCTTGTACGTGCGCAGCGTGTCCTTGAACCAATAGCGGTGGTCGCTCAGGCCTGCGGCCGTGGGCGTGTAGTCGCCCGTGCCGGCCACCGTCTGGAAGCTGAACGTGTCGCGCATGAAGTGCCAGGTGTCGTGCAGACCCTGAATCTCCAGCCATGCGGCATTGATCCAGTCGACCAGCCGCTTGGCCTCGCCCGTCTGGCTGACCGTTGAAGACGGGCCAGAACCAGAGACGCCGCACTCCTGGCGCAGAGACTGGGCGAGCTGCAGGAAGTTCATGTCGGGTTCGACAGCATCTGCTTCAGCCAGGGCGCCCCGCGCTTGGGGTTCGGGTCGTGCGTCACGCTGAAGGGGTAGCTCAGTGACAGGACGTTCTCCTCGACGAAGCCCATCGACCCGTCGGGGTTCACGATCTTCTTCTGGCGCACCCGCGACTGCTTGGCCTGGGCCAGCACAGCGACGTGGTAGCGGCGCAGCCGCACGGTGTCCCCGCGCACGGCCATCTTGTAGTCGCCGTTGACGTTGACCTCGACGAACGCGGGATCGTTCTCGGACTGCGGCTCGTGGAAGTGGACCTCGAGCTCGTCACGCATGAACTGCTCGTTGTCGAGCTGCTGCGTGCTGTAGACGCGGTCCATGTCCACCTCGATCGCGTTGCCGCCAGCCTTGCCGGCCGCGGTGTCGTCGATGCTGGTGGTCTGCACCTTGCCCACGATGTCGACGTCTTCCGAGTCGATGGTGCGCTGTCGCTCGTAGCTGTTGACGCGGTTGCCTGCCATGATGAAAGTCTCCTTGGGTTGCGTTCACCGGGGGCCGCCCGAAGGCAGCCCCCAGTCCTCATCAGGCCGTCAGGGGCCGGGTGGGAACAGCGAACAGGTTGAAGTACGTGCCGGTGATGCCGGACGCACTCAGGTCCACCGAGCCCGGAGTGAACGTCGCCGAGGCGTTGGTGTCGACGCGGATCGCGCCCACAACAGCGATCTCGCCGACCGGCGCGGCCGGCCACTCCAGGCCACGCACACCAGCGGTGACTTCAGCCGTGAGCACAGCGCGGCCGGCCACAGTCGAAAAGTTGCCGCCAGAGTCCAGGCACACCAAGTACAGGCACGAGCTCGACACGGGCACGGTGGCGTGGCCGGCAGAGAACGCGACGTTGTTGGTGGCAGCCTTGGACCGGAGCACGCCGTCGGTCACGAAGGTGATCGTGTTGGCGGTCTGGTAGGTGTTGGCGTTGGTGCCTTCGGCCAGGCCGCCGGAGGTCAGGGCGAACGAGCCGCCTTGCGAGAGCTTGAGGTTGTCCATGATCGTGAGATCCTTTCGTGATCAGGCAGTGAATTGAGCTGCAGCCAAGCCGACGGTGGCCGCGTAGTTGGTGTCGGTGACACCACCATCGAGGTCCAGCTTCGCCAGAAGGGCTGCGTACTTGGTACGCACGTCGTTGAGCTCGGCGCGCAGCGTGTCCAGCTCACGGGTGAGCTGAGCGCGCTCGCTGACGGCGAGGCTCTGGGTCGTGTTGAGAACTTGCTTGTAGGCCATGGTGTTCCTTTCAGCGAGGAGGGCCGAAGCCCCCCTCAGTTACATCACAGACCGGAAGCGGCCGCCTCGAGGCGGACCATCCAGTTCTCGTTCAGACGCACCGCGGACTTGTAGAAGTTCGCGCCGACGTATCCGAACTGACCCATCGGGTTGGCGTGCGTGATCTGCTTTGCCGGCAGGTAGATCGGCTGGATCGCGCCCATGCCCTTCAGTGCCACCTGACCCCAGGCCTCCTGAGCCACCACCATCAGGGGGTAGACGTCAGCCGTGGTGCCAGCGGTGCCACCGTTGGACAGGAATGCACCCGCCGTGATCGTGCCGCCAGCCGTCAAGAACGGGCGGAAGTACGGGCTGGTGATGAAGCGGAACTGCTCCACCGCACCGATCTCGCGCTCATGCACAGGCTTCTGGGTGCCGTACTCGACGACAGGGGTGAAGCCAGCCAGGTTGCGGATGTCGGCTTCCATGTCGGTGTGGATGAACACCAAGTAGGCCGGGTGGATGCCGGAGGTGCCGAAGTTCGGGCCGGCGGCCAGCTTCTCGGTCACGCGCTTGGCGTGCGCGGCCTCGAGCTGACGAGCGGCCTGGCGCAGCTTGTTCAGCGTGATGGCGGTGTTGACCGCGTTGCGGGCAGCGCCGTTGGCAAACACCACGTTCGTACCACCGCGCACCACGCCGTAGGCGATCAGCTCTTCGATGGTGGCCATGTGCTCGCCCACCAGCTTGGTCATGTCGCCGGGGATGTCATCCTCGTACATGGACTCGGCCTTGGACGAGAGCTTCATCAGCACGCCGTACTGCTGCAGGGTGACCTGCACGTCCTGGTAGGTGATGGTGCGAGCCGAGGGGGTCACGCCTTCTTGCAACAGGTAGTTGCTGGTGGTGACGGACGGCGCGCCGTTGGAGCCAGCGTCGATCGGCAGGGCGCGACGGAACACGACCGTGTCGGTCTTGTTCTGGGGCACCTGCTTCTGCGAGCCAAAGCTGCCCATCACCTTGATGGGCTCGGCGTGCTTGAGCATCTCGCGCTCAGCCATGATGAGGTTCCGCGAAGGAACCAGGGAATAGGTCTGCATGGTCATGATCGGTTACCTTTTTTGGCGATCAAGTTCATCGAGGTAGCGCCAGTACTCCTGCGGGGACATGTCCTCCACCGCCTTGGTCCGGGTAGCCGAACCAGAGCGACCTGAAGGGATGGCCGCCGCAGCCGACAGGCGCTGCGTTCTTGTTGCTGCTGACGTCTTCGTGCCGTCTGCGTAGAGGTCCAGGAGTCGCACAGCGTCCTGCGGGCTTGCGCTCGCCGCCAGCATCTGCACTTCTCTCGCTTGCCTCTCCAGCCAGCCCCGGAAGACGGGCTGCGTCACAGTCTCTTTCCAACCCGGGTGGCGCACTTCCACCGCGAACTCGGACTGCAGGCGATTCAAGTCGTCAGCGGTGACCGAGGGCTGGGCCTGCACAGGCTGTGGCTGCTGCGGGATCCGCTTGACCACTTCCTGCAGCCGCTCCTCGAGCGCTGCGTCCATCGCCTCGGCGAACTCGGGGTAGTCGCGCCGAAGGTTTTCCATCGCCTTGGTGGACCTTTGCGCATCAGCGAGTTGCTTCGCTGACGGTGCATCGCCGCCTTGGTTTGCCACCTGATGCGCCGTCTGAAGCTGCTGCTTCAGTTGGCTGTTCAGGCCGCCGATGTGGCCTTCTGCGTTGCGAAGTCGCTGCGTCGCCTGGTTCAGAGATGACTCCAAACCAGAGATGCGATCCAGAAGAGCTTGCTGATCAGGGCTTGGGGCGTCCTGCTGCTGCGTGCCGGCCGCGGGGGCGGGCTGCTGTCCAGCAGGAGCTTGGCGGCTCGCCTGCTCCAGTTGCTCGTCTGTGGCCGTGCGTTCGGCAGTGACCGGGTCGCTCCCAATCTCTTCTGCGTCCAGCTCGTCCCAGATCTTCTTGGCCTCGTTCTGCGGGTTGATCGTTTCCTGTGTGGTTGACATTGGGCTCTCGTCTCACGATTGGCCGTCAGGCCGGGTTGTCTTCGCCAAGGAGTTCCTCGGGGGAGACCGCTTGCCCCGCGCTTGCGTCGTCCGCAAGGGCGAGGATTCGTTTGACCTCGGCGATCGAGCCACGAATCGCCGCTGTCTTTTCCGGGCCGAAGGACTGGTTGTCATTCAGCTCACGCAACTCCTCGAGCCGCTGCTCAAGGCCTTGCGTCAGCCGCTTCCAGGTCGGCGTCTGGAAGTCTTCGTACTTCATCGCACCAAAGAAAAAGGCCACCGAGTGGTGGCCTGTAAATGGCTTTCGCCAAGGAGAACGGGAAACTGCACTGACAGTGACCCGGGGCGAACTATAGCATTGTGAAGTTGCGAGTCAAGCACCTCAGATACCAGCGCCCGTGCGCACCCGCAGCGCAGCCTCGGCGTTGAACCGCTCGCGCTGGTCGGAGATCTTGATCAGCTCCAGCCTGGACTTGGTCTCCATCTCCTCGCGGGTGATCTGACCGTCCTGCTGCATCTTGGCGATCGCGAGCTCGCGGGAGAGCTGAGCATCCACCGATGCGATCTCGGCCTCGGACTGCTCGCGGGCGGTGTTGTAGGCCAGCGTCTCCCGGCGCAGTTGCATGTCGGACTCGTTGCGAGCCTGCTCGAATGCGCGCTGCTCCTTGCGGTCCTCAAGCTCGAGCTGCTTGGCCTGCAGTTGCATCTGCGCAGACACCATGCGCGGATCCTCTGGCATGCCCTGCTGCGCCTGTGCCTCCTGCTCTTGCTTGACGGTCTCCTCGTCCTTCATCAACTCCTCGGGGTTGACCTTGAACGCCTTCAAGATCGCCTTGAGCTCCTCGCGCTCCTTGAGGTGCGGGATGTAGCGCGGGTTGTTGGTGATGTTGGCGAGGTTCAGCAGCGCCTGGTTCTGGATGTCGCGCTCCACCAGGGCGGTGCTGCCGCGGGCGTCGACCTCGTAGTCGCCCTTGATGGCCGGGTCTTCGTTGTTGGCCATGTGCCAGTCGTGATACCGGCCGATGTGCGGCCGCGTGACGCTGTCGTCGTACAGCTTCACCCGCTGGCGCAGCACGCCGCTGGCGTTGTTGTAGAGCATGACCATGCCGCCCACGGTCTCGGGCGCACTGCCCTGCTGTCCGCCCAGGATCTGCGGCATGCTGGACTCCTGGTCGGCGAACGTCATCGCGGCGTTGGCCACGCCCAGCAGCTCCTCGAGGTGGCTGTTGAACTCAAAGATGCTGAACGCCGAGCGCACGTCGTCGAGCTCGTCCTTGGCCAGCCAGATCTTGTTGGGCGTGATCTCGTAGCTGTTGTTGACCGGGACGACCATGCCCTTCTTCACGACGATCTGGCCGCCCATGGTGTTGCGGCCGTTGTCCATGACCTGACGCCAGGCGGCGTTGACCACCCGCTGCTGGTGCTCGAGCTCGTCGGGCAGCCCGTAGCCATAGGGCGAGTCGTCGGCCTTGCGCCAGCACCAGATGTCGCACGGCAGGGTCTTGTCAGCCACCCACGACGGCAGCGCGCCGATCACCTTGTCGTTGACCATCACCAGCACGCCGAAGTCGACGTCGGTCAGCGGGTCGCCGGTGCGCTCGGACAGCGCCTCCATCTCGTCGGGCTCGACCTCGCCGTGGTACTCCCACAGCTCGTAGCTGTCGTCGTACAGCGGCTGGCGGGTGATGCGCCCCTCGGCCACGCGGATGCACCTGGGTTCCGAGCGCAGCACCTCGCGGATGGCGTCGGAGTCATACCCGGGCAGACCCACCAGCTTGCGCAGCGCCTTGCGGTTGACCATGCGCCGGCGGAACACGCCGCGGCCGGCCTGGTGGTCGTTGCCGCACGACGGGTCGAAGAACACGTCCCACGGGTCCACGCGCTCGGACGCCGGGGCGATGCCCTCGTTGATCTCCATGACCTGCGTGCCGTCGGGCTGAGGCAGCCAGACCTTGCTGGAGGTGCGCGACGGGAAGGGCCCGAACAGGATGCCGGTGCCCAGGCGCACGCCGTCCTCGACCATCTTGCGGCCCTGGCCGTTGTAGCCGCACTCGGTCAGGTTGTCGTCGATGGCGCGCTGCATGCCCTCGGCGGCCTGCTGCGCCGCCTCGAGGATGACCTTGACCTCTTGGTCCGCAGTCAGGCCGGTGGGCTGCCCGGTGGCCGGGTCGACCGTGGCGCGCTTGTCGCCCACCCGCTCGGCCATCTCGGGCAGCGGCGTGGGCTTGATCGCCCAGTTGCGGTCGTCCACCGGGAACAGGATCTCGCACATCCTGGCGGTGGCCTGGTCCACCTTGGGCCGCACGATGTTGACGACCACGCGGGAGCGGTTGCCATCAGCCACCTTGCGGGCGGGCGGGCCGTTGCGCAGCGTGGACTCGAGTGAGTTGTCGGACTCCTCGCGCTCCCCGAAGTACAGGTCGGTGGCCTTGCGCCAGCGACGCTCGACGCCAGACTGGGCGCGGTGCTGGACCCATTTATCTCGCATCTGCACGAACAGGCCCTGCATGCGCTCGACCTCGGATCGCTTCATGGCCTCGAACTGGTCGGGCGTCATGAGCTGATCGCCGACCATGATGGCAACGTCTTGGGGGATGTCTTTGGGGTCCATGGTGTTTCCTCAATAGCCGGCCACTTCGTCCATCACGGCCCAGGCGGCCTGCGCGCCCGCAGGCATGTCCATCTCGTCATCGGGCCAGGGCAGCATCAGCGTAGGCTCAGCCAAGCGGGCCAGGCAGTCCATGCCGTCATCGAACCGACCCACCGGGAACGTGGCGTACTCGACCTCGACCAGCTCCTGGATCAGGTCGTGCTCGCGCTCCTGCACGTCGGTGTACTTGAGTTGCTGCGGAAACCAGATGCGCCCGCCCTCAAACCAGGGGATCAGCCGGCGGATGCGGGCGTTCTTCTCAACCGCACCAGCCACCTCGGTGACCTTGAATCGGTACTGCCGGCGCTCCTGCTCGGCGCGGATCGCCTCGACGTCGCCCATCATTCCGTAGCGCTCGTAGCGCACCTGCATGGGCTTGTGCTTGCGGTGGAGCTCGAACAAGCGGTCCACGCGCTGCGTGAGGTTCAGCCGGTCGATGATGCCGTCGACGATGTAGGCGTTCTGGTCTGGCGCCAGGGCGACCACCCACATCACGGTGCGGTCGGACAGCTTGCGGCGCTTGCCGCTGCTGCCCATCGGGTCACCCGCCGGGTCGACGAGGATGACCTTGTTCGACTTCGTGGGCTTGTCGTTGTACCGGCAGATCCACGAGCGGCGGAACTCCGCGCCCTCAGTCGGCCTGGGCTCTTGCTGGTACAGCGAGATCCACGAGCGTGGGTCGGCCTGCGCCTGCTGCACCATCTCGTCGGTGAACCACTCGTGCCACAGGCGCTCACCGGGCTTGCGCTTGAGCGGGTCGTTCTCGCCCGCGATCATCGGCAGCTTGATGACGCGCCACTTCTCGGGCTCGCGCTCGAGCAGGCGGCCGGCCAGGTCGTCCTCATGCCAGCGGGTCATGATGACCACCATGCGGCAGCCGGGCTTGCCGCGGGTCATCAGGTCGTTGACCCACCAGTCCCAGGTCTTCTCGCGGATGCGCTCACTGTCGGCGTCCTCGCGGCTGCGCACCGGGTCGTCGACGATGATCAGGTCGCCGCGTCGGCCGGTGACGGATCCGCCCACGCCCACTGCGGTGTACTCGCCGCCATGGTTCGTCGACCAACGGCCAGCGGCCGTGGAGTCGGCTGCGAGCTCGACGTTGAACAGGGTCTTGAACTGCTGGTCTGCCACGCCGTTGCGCACCCGGCGGCCGAACCGCTCAGCGAGCTCCGCGGTGTGGCTGGCTGCGATGACGCTGAGCTGGGGGTTGCGCCCGACGAAGTACTCGGCGAAGTAGACCGACCCGTAGGTGGACTTGGCCGAGCCTGGCGGCATCATCACCAGCAAGCGATCGCACTCGCCGCGCTCCACCTCGTCCAGCGCATCGGCCAGCAGGTGGTGGTGCGCGGCCATCTTCTGTTCCGGCGGCAGCCGGTACTCGCAGTAGCCGGTGAACGACGACCTGGCCTTGCGGCGGGACAGCAGTTCGGCAGCGGCTGCAGCCGGGCTGATCACTCGGCGGCCCCCTGGGCGGCGATCTTCAGCAGCGCGTCATCGGACAGCGCCTCGAGCTTGATGGACCCGCCGTCCTTGCCGGTGAGCTCCACCCGCTTGCGGTCCCCATAGGTGTCGGGCGCATACAGCGCGGCCAGCTTGAAGCGGGTCTCGATGGCGGTCTTCAGGCCGGATGAGTCACCGTTGGCTGAGGCAATGGAGGCGTCCTCGGCGTTGCGCTCGACCATCTCGTGGGCGCGCTCGATCATCGCCCGGTCGTAGTCCTCGGGGTGGTGGATGCTCAGGTAGTTGCGGGCCGAGGCGGCCGTCACGTTGAGCTGGAGCTGCTCGACGATCTGGCGCATGGACATGCCCTCGATGTAGAGGGCCAGCATGGCATCGACGTGCGGCCGCAGGGCTGCGTCGAGCTTTCCCCACTTGCCGTGGGGCTTGCCGGTGAACTTCTTTGGCGTCTCAGTCATAACGTAGATGGGCCCGAGCCGCCCCTCCTCGATGGGAGACGGACACCGGCTCAGGTTGGCCGGGCCCAAAAGTGAAAAGCCCGCCGGGTGGCGGGCTTGGAATCGGCGGGACGGACTGCCCCGGCGGGGACTATAGCATTGACATACCTAGTGTCAATCCTCTGGGTCGAAGCCCAGCTTGATCTCCCTGAGACCGAGGCGGGTCTGCTTGGCGAGGTACTGCAGCGAGACCTGCACGGCGGCGCGCCTGGAGGGGAAGCCCCACTGCTTTTGCAGGTAGAGCAGGCAGGCTGCGGCGTCGATGTCCAGGTCGACCTGCAGGGAGGTCCAGCCGTGTTTGGCGCGGCGTCTGCGCATCTGGTTGCGCATCTTCTCGCGCTCCCTGTCCGTCGTGCGGACGTCGCGGATGCGGAGTTCTTTCATGCGCCGTCCTTGAGCCATCGCTCGATCGCCCGGGCGAAGTGGTGATGAAAGCCGCCGTTCTGGTGCCAGAGGTCCGCGATGACCTCGTCGGTCAGCGTGCGCTCGGGCTGCTCACGAACCCTCTGCAGCGCGTGCCGCCAGCCGGCGCAGTAAGACAACTTCTCGCACTCGTTCATCAGCTCTAGCGGCTTAGGCTGCAGCTCGGGGTCGCAATCGCACTTGCCCTTGATGTACGGGCTCCAGCAGATGCCGCAAACTTCTCTGCTCATGCGTTGCGCTCCTTCAGCGCGGCCTCGATGGCGAGGATCACTGGATGAATTTCTGGAGTCCAGCGATCAATCTCCTCCTGGCTCAGCCCTCGCCACTCGCGGATCTCCTTGTGCTGGCCGCAGGCCGAGCACGACTTGCGAAAGGCCAGCCCGGGGCTGCTCGCAGGCTGGCTCATCGTGGTGTCTTTGACGTTGCTGTAGATGGTCATTGACCGATCTCCTTGAGCAGGCGCGGGCCTGCGGTGTAGAACAGGATCTGCTTGCTGGGCCTTGAGGGGTTGGGCTTCTTGGTCGACTGCACCCACCCCTTGTGCTCGGCGTAGCGCAGCGAATTGCCGACGTTGTTCGGGTCGACGCCCCACTTGATGCCGATGTCCTCGCTGGTCAGCTCCTCTTCAGGGTTGACGGCGAAGAACACGCACACGGTTGTGACGATGCTCATGGCTTCATGGCTTAACTTCGGACAGGCAGGTGACGCAGCGCCAACGCCTGGTGATCTTGTTGGTCCTGCCGCCAAAAGACGGTCGGTTCTGCTGGCACTTGCTGCAGCGGCGGCGCGTGCTGTCGGGCGGGTTGCGGTCGTCGCGCTTCACTGCATGCCCTCCGGTCGCTTGGTCATGCCGAACACCTCGACACCACCACCACAGCCACCACCATCACCAGACCTGCACCGCAGGCCGTCAGCGCCGCATCGGTCAGCATGTCGCGCCAGTGCTCGCGGCCGTAGAAGCTGGGCTCCTCAACCTCAATCTCGCACGCCTCCGGCGTCGGGCAACTCACCCTGCCCTGCTGGCACGGTCCATTGCAGCCCGGCCTCACGATGCGCGCTCCTGCGCCAGGAACGCGTTCAGGCGCTCGATGCGCGCTTGGTGGTAAGCAATCATGCTGTCGGCGTACTCGGCCGCAGAGTGCGCCTCCAACAGCGAGCGACGGGCCTGATCGAGCTCGCGTGCGGCGAGCATCTCGGGCGACGGTGTGCGAAACCAATTGCGCCAGAAGTTCATGGTCGTCTCCATGAGTTGATGAAGTCCCGATTATCACAATGCCTATATGCCGGCGCCAGCCAATCACCCCAGAGTTTTGTCAACATAGGCGGCGATCATCTGCGCGGCCTCGCGCACCAGTCGGTCTTCGTCCGGGCTGGCCGCCAGGCTGTCTCGCAGCCACGGCCGCCAGCGCCGGGTCAGCGCCCGCCAGTGCGGCTCATGCACGAGGTGCAGCCAGTCGACCGCAGCCTGCACCGCCCGCACCTCCAGCGGGCTGTAGCCGGTGACCTCGAGTTCCTCGGCCGAGTCGGCCACGCCGCGGAACATCGGCGACACGCTCGGGTAGCCCAAATCCCGTCTGGCCTGCCCCCAATCGCCGCCGGCCCAGACCTGCAGCAACTCGTTGACCCAATCAGGCACGTTTTTTGCAGTCATAAATCCCAGACTGTACGCCTGTACAGTTGCTCAGCGTTTCGACCGTCAGCAGCACCTTCCCTCCCGGCTCGGGCGGCACCCACTCGAAGGTCTCCTGGCGGAGCACCTTGCACGAGTCGTCTATCCACAGGCCGGCCAGGGTGAGCGCATCGGCTGCTTCCTTGCGCACGTTGTCGAGGTCTCTGGCCCGGTGGTCGGGTGGGGCGATGACCCAAGACGCCTTCAGCGGGCCCGCCAGAGGCCCCAGGCTCGTTTTTCTGGCCAGACCCTTACCCAGCCCCATCCCGGCCAGCAATCGCAGCACAGCGGCCCGATACGCCACGGTCTCGGCCGTCTTGTAGTGCCCACCGGTGCGGGTGTGCTTCGTTGCGTGATTGCCGGTGGGCGGATACGGCAGTTCAAGGGTGATCGTCTGGGTCATGTTAGTGACTGCTAACCTATTTCCGGTCAGACCTTGAGTTGCCTCATTTTTGAGCAGTTTGGCGGGCTCAAACGGCCTGCCCGCCAACATCTCGCCACCCCTTAAGGGTGTGGCGAGTTGGCGAGATGATCCCGCCAACATCTCGCCAAAGAGCTGGCGAGATGATTTGTGTTTGCTGACAAGCACTTACGTTCATTTTTTCCTCGTCTCGCCACGTCTCGCCAAGACGCTGGCGAGATCGAAATATCACATCTCGCCAAGACATTGGCGAGATGATTTGCTTAATTTTTAAGCAGCAGCGCTCCCGTCATGGACAGCTCCTTGACCGCCTTTTCGGACGCTTCCCAGCCCTTTCCTGACGTCGACCTGACGACCAAGCCACTGTCTGCGCAGGACTTCATGATTCGGCTGACCGACCGTTCGGAGCACTTCAGGAGCTTGCAGAGACCCGGGGTGCCAGGCCACTGTTGCGGGTAGATCGCCTTGACGACCTGCAGGGCGGTGATGGGCTGGCCGCTGGTGGTGGTGCCGACCTTGAACTCCATCGGGTTGCCGTCGAGCTCGAGTGCTGCGCCCAGGATCTCGACGTCCGCGTCGTCGCGCACGCCAAGGCCCATCTGAATGATCTTGAAGGCCCGGGGGGCCGGCGCCTCGGCGTCCTTCATCTTGGTGCAGGACACCTCCAGCTTGCCGTTGCCGCCCTTGATCGCGATCTCCTGGTCCATGGCGGCCTTGAACACGCTCGAGCCGCGGGCGCGGTCCATGTCGTGTCCAGAGTGGTGGACGATGATGATCGTGCAGTTCCATTGACGCCTCAGCCGGTCGACGGCCGCGATGAATGCATTGGCGTCTTCCTGCTTGTTCTCGTCGCCGGGGCCGAAGTTGCGCGCCAGGGTGTCGACCATGATCAGGCGCGGGGCCTGGCCGGTGGCGGCCGCCATGCGCTCGATCTCTGCGGCCAGCTTGTCCGCCTCGGCCTGGTTGAGCAGCAAGATGGCGTGGTTACTTTTGAAGAGCGGGGTGTCCTTGGTGATGGCCTTCCCGCGGGCCTTGCTCCAGCCAGCGAAGCGCCGGGTCAGTCCGTTGTGGCCTTCGCCCGCGATGTAGAACACCGCTCCCCTCTCCACCGCGTTGCCGTGCCAGGGTGTGCCCGTGGCCACGCAGCAGGCCCAGTCGACCACGACGAAGCTCTTGCCCACGCCTGATGGCCCGAAGACCATGGCCAGCGCGTCCTGCTCGAGGTAGCCATCGATGACCCACTTGATCTGCTTGATGTCGGACAGGAGCTGCCAGACGGGGGTGAAGATCGGCTGATCGATGAGCTCACCCGTCTCGGGGTCGACCACCTGCGCCACAGGGGGCGGAGGCAGGCGGAACTTCTGCTCCGCGGTGGCCACGCTGCGTGGGATGTCCTGGTAGCGCTGCGCCCACCGGTCGTCTCTGGCCGCGGAGCTCGACTCCATCATGGCGCGCAGGATGTTGACCACCGCACCGCCCTTGGCGCCCGAGGCCACCAGGCTGGCCGCCATCACATTGATGGAGTCGTGCAGCGCCTCGCCGCGCAGGATGTTGCCGGTGAGCACGCGCAGGCGCTCGTCCTGCTCGCCCTCGACCATGGTGCTGGTGGGCCGGTGCTCGGCCGCTTGCTGGCGCAGCTCGTCCAGGTCCAGCCCGAAGATGCCGACCGCGTCCTCGAGGCTGTAGCGGTTCGCCGGGTTCCAGTACTCGACATACACCTGCCAGGCGCCCGAGTCGCGGGGTTTCTGGTTCTGCCCCGTGGGCAGGCGCACGTAGCGCACCGCGTTGTTGCCAGACCTGTCGGCCTTGATCAGGCCCTTCTCGGCCATCGCGGTGACGACGCGGGTGACCAAGTCCAGGTTGCTGCAGTCCGGGTCCGACCTGTCCAGCAAGATGCCGATCTGCCGCTTGTTGGGGCTGGTCTCGATGCCCCAGCTCGGCGTGCCCTGCAGATCTGCCGGCTCGACGTCGTCGGCCACCAGGGCCAGCAGCTTGGCGAAGTGAGACTTGCGCCGGTGCAGCTCGCCGTCCGAGTCGCGCCGCATGGCGGCGACCGAGAAGTAGGTGTTCTGGCGTGACCAGGAGTCGACCTCCTGAGCCATCGTGGCCGCGTTGTAGGGCTTTCCCTGCCAACTGGCGTCGGACCCGTTGGGGTTGCCGATGAACGCATTGACCCAGACGGCGCTGCCGTTGGGAGCGGCCTGCAGCAACTCGCGAAGGAAATCGCTGTTGGCAACGGCGCCTGGTGAGCTAGACACCTCGGATGTGGTCATCATTCCGGCTTCGTTTCCAGCGGTTCACAGATGTAGGTTGACCCGGCGCGAGTGTGGTGAAGCCGCTAAGCCCACGCCCTCAGGTGGCCGCCTGTGCCGGGTCAAAAATAGGCATTGTGATACTTGCGCAAGCTCAATTGCGCCCGTATCAAGTGCGTGATACTTTGGAGCTAAACTTCCGCAGCACTGGCTTACGGCCCAGGATGGCCTTGTCTGCCTTGAGCCGTCCGCCTGAGAGGTGCTCTATGCGTAGCTGCTGCAGGCGCGGTACGCAGCCGCGTGCGCGCCACATGCTGATGGTGGGTTGAGTGACGCCAATCGCCGCAGCAGCCGCGACCTGGGTGCCCCAAAAATGGATGACTTGATCGACGTGCATGTGTGAATTTGTTGTGAATATCACAAAGAGGTCGGCAGTGTAATCCATGACCATCAGCCTTGTGAAGTCGGGCAAGTTGTTGTTTTTACGAGTGAAGAACGAGAGTGATCTGCAGCATGAAAAAAACCGTCGAATCTGATAGGTCTTTCGCAAAGTGGGCTAAGTCGGCGACGATAGGCGAACGGATCCGCTGGCTCATAGAGGCCAGGGGCTACAAACAGACCGAACTCGCCGCCAAAATGGAACTGACCCAAGCCACCATTAGCAACTGGATCACCGGCGCCTCGCGCAAGCCCAACGCCCCCAGTCTTCTGAAGCTCGCCGCCGCACTGCAGTGCAACCCGCAATGGGTCATCGACGGAACGGGTGATCCCTGGCAGATGAACAAGATG